GCACTCACGCGTTTCTTAAAACGCATACATGATCCTCCTTTAAGAGGGTATTTACCAAGCGTGCTTAAACGGCGAAGCCTGAATGGCCTGAGCCGCGCGAGTCCGCATTTCTGCGGTGCCCGCCTTCACGGGGAATCTTTTCAGAACCCCAGGTCGATAAGCACGGATAACCACTGGAATGCTTCGGAAGCCGTCAACACTGTTACACTGAAGATAAACTTCAGGATGGCAGCACAGAGGGCTAGGAAGACAAACCAGTTCCGCACCCGCCTTAAAAGACGGGCGATGGTCGAGCTCCAATTGTAATTGGATCCGCATTTTCTAGACTCCTTCCGGGGCCTAGTAGTACGGCTCGAGGTTTTCAACGGACGTCTTCCAACCCGCGAGGCCGAGAGAATTGGCCACGTAGGCGAGGAGATCCTTCCGTTCTTGGAGAGTGCTATCCGGGTGAATGTTCAGGATGACCTGAGCACTCGAGTACCGGACGACTGTGTCCACCGAGTTCACCGTTGCCACCGTGGGTATCATGTACCCCGCGGCTAGACGGTGAACGGTCCGTTGACCCGACGGCGGAAGCACCTCATGAGTGACGGTGCGGAAGCCGCTAGGAATACTAGGACTGCGATCCGCCCACATAGCCTTCGACCCGTCTGTAGAGACGGGGCTAAACGTATGGGCGACCGGTGAAGCTTGTCCATCATTGATGGAAAGCGCTGCGATTGCGGGCATGTCAAATGCTCCTTCCGGGATTTACCGGATGTAGATGGTTAAGAACTAACGTTTTCGACCAAAAGCTGTCGCCATAAGGGCTAGGCCGTTGGCCATATGTCCAAGGGACCGAGGATCTTTAAAACTCGGCAGAGAAGGAAGCGGAACCGAATTGTTTACAGTTCGGGTTAAGCTTACGACTCTTTTCGTACCACGCCATTGGTTGTCCGCCACCCAGGTACCGTATGGGCCGGAAACGCCTTTCACCCTCCAACTGGCTTTTACCAGAAACGAGGATGAATAGTAGGCGCTCCCATAACCCAAAAGGGCATCAAGTGAGTCCAACCAGTCGCCGATGGGCCAAGCCCAGTCGACGACAAATGACCATGGTACTAGTTCCCAAGCCACGGAAAGTGGATTGGTAACGCCCAAGGATACCAACGAGATGGTGGCCTCGTTCTGAGGAACCGCATCGATCCGTGCATAGCAGGATCGAAGGACCCTCGCCTTACCGTCCATCGCAGCAGTGCCAGCCTGGGACGAAACCCAGTAAGCATAGTCCTGGTTGCGACTTCTAGTAACACTAGCTGTGACTCTCCAGTCACCTTTGGGCCTCTGTTCAAGAGCCCTAGCAGCGCCGTAAACGTCGCTGAGTAGTGGTTTCCACCCGTACTGCAACTCGAGCCATTTTTGAGGGACGTTCTGTCCCCTTGGCTGGCGTCTCGTTGACGAGATGCCGAGTGCGTTCATCGCTCGACGGATTTCTCCGCGTCGCAACGCGCGCACACTCTGTGCAATACGAGTAGCAGTGCTGCCCAATAGCATCGCGGTTTGCTTTCGCTCACCGAATGCTACACCGAGGTTCACTGATGACGCCTTTAGTTTTTGTCTTACCGCAATTAAAGCGGAATTAACGAGACCATCGACGTCAGGAAGTGCATTACCCTCGACCAGTACGTTGTCGAAAATCGACCCCGTACCGGAGATCACGCCAGTTACGTAGGTGCCCAGAGAGGGAGAACCCCCCTTTGGTCCTACACAAATATAACCGGCGGGACTGTCAGCCCTACGCGAAAAGAAAGAATAGGCTGTGGGTTCCATGAACCCAGCAGGCTTCCGCCTGCTGACGCCAACAGTAGTTTCAACACTCCATTTAGAAGTGTTTAGTACAGGCGACCCGAGCAGGGACGGATCCGACTTTGCGCCGGACGGCCCTGAACGAGTTTGAGCCTGTATTACTACGTTAAAATTGGGTCTTGCCATAGTTCCTTCTTGAAGTTATCGCGTAGATTTCACTTTTCGTCCAGTAGACTGGACTCGGATTGGTCTAACTCGGGAATGAGTGCAGCCGCCCTTACGGGAAGCTGCACTATAAACAGCGTGGCCTCTCAGCCACAACGTTATCCCAAACTGGATCCAGCCCGGGCACTCATGAAGTGCCAAAGGTAGAGGCGCTAGACGTAGCGCTCAAGAACCTAAATACCGCTTTAGCGGACATTAGGGGGACCCGACGGGGTCCC